GTCTAACTCGATCGCATCGCATCTAACGCTAGTTTCGGCACGGCTGGCAACGTAGGCACGGGCATAGTCCAGCGCGACTGCATCGGTCTGCATTAGTAAATTCTGGATATTGTAAGTATGGGCAAAATATTTCTCAACACTAGCTGCATTTACCGATGACATAACGCTGCCACCTGCACGGCTCACGTTAGCCTGGTTAAATACAAGGGTGTCATCTAAACGCCATAGGGCGTTCGCGTAGCCAATATCTGTGCCGTTATCGTTAAACACGGTAGGCGTACCGCCTATGCTCGCAGTAGTAACGGTGCGATCTTGAAATACGAACGATCCCGTGGCATCGACGTAGAACGCGCCATACTCACTATTTGTAACAGTTTGTAATGCGGCTAGGGATGTACGGGCAGTACCGGGGTCTGCCTGCATAGTAGTTAAACCTGCATCAACATCACGCATAGATTCTGGCCATGAGATCATGTCTAAGATTTGGTTAATTCTTGTGCCACTTAGATCGCCTGCAGTTGCACCTGTAACGGTAGCGATCTGGGCATTTTGCGCTAGTCGCTGGGCATCGACTGCCTGAATAGTTGTATATACAACATCGTTAGCGTTCAACGGGGTGCTAGTTGTGTAGCTGGTAATAAACCCTGAGAACATGGGATAGGTAACGCCTAACGATGTAGCCGAAATAGATACCTTACGCATTGGATCAAGTAGGCCAAAGTAGGGGCTGCTCGGGTTCTGTGGGTTGAAATCGCCGTTCTGATCCACAATGCGTAATGTCATTGTGCCAGTCTGGAACTCATCTACCTGCGGATTGCGGCCACGCTTAATGCTTACGCTATCTACTACGTTACTAACATCAACAATAACTGCAGCTGAGTCTGCCAATACGTTAGTACCAAATATGCCTTCGCCGATAATAAATGCCTGGGCGAAACTAGGGCCAGTAGAAAAGTTAATAATCGCGTTAATCGTTGGAACTGTCATCAGCCAGAGTCCACTAACGTACCAGCAGGGGTACGGCCATAGCCGAATCTTTGACTTGCTAATACTGCGTTATTTACAGCATCTACGAACTCATCCTGCATAATTACTGAGCCAGTATTATTTACGATGATAGTAGGGGCTTGAGTTGCACTTGTATCGTAGTTGCGATCTCTATTTTGATACGGGTTAAAATTCATACCAGCTACAGGCATGCTATTTGTAGTAGCTGCAGCTAAGGCATCTACAGTTACCTGAGTTTCCGCCACGGATGCAACGGCAGCTTCTGCGGCAAGTGCAGCATCTGCAGCGGCATTTTCTACCTTGGCTAAGATTTCCTCAATCGTGTCATTTTCTGCAAAGATGCTTGTGCCACCACTAACAGCACCGCCATTACCAGCAATAGCGGCTTCGACAGCAGCTACTTTAAGATCGTAGTTTCGATCTGCATTTTGGGTAGGGTTAAAATTAACACCCGGAACTAAACCAGGAACATTGGACATGCCTAGCCCTAGTTTATTAAGTGCCGCTAAGGCTAGAGATAAACTGCCTGCCCATGTAGCAAACGGGTCTTTAGCCGTACCGATTGCTAAAAGATCAGCGGCAATTTTGGCATTTATCTTTTGAATTTCCTCTAACTTTTTAGTTAGTGCCTCGGCCTTATCTACGTTGCCTTCCTCAATAGCCTGCATAAGTAATAGGCGAGTTCTTTCCTCATCGCTTATTTTGCCCTTTAACGCAGCGGCTATCTGTATTTTTTGTAATTCAAAAACTGCAGCGGCTTTATCTAGTCTTGCTTTATCAGCAGCAGCCTTTTTAGCTGTATCGCTTTGTTTTTTCATTAACGCCAAAATAGCTTTTTGACGTTTAGCAGCATCGGCTTCCAATTTAGCTAATGCTTTTTGTTGAGCAAGCGCGCTTATAGCAGCAGTCTTTTCAACAGGTTTAGGTTTAGGGGTTATGTTTACCCCAGCCTGAGCCCCAGCAAAACCTTCAAAAATATTCTTAGGCAGATTCTTTAAATTCTTTAATAAGGTAGGAATTACACCAATTAAACTGCCAATGTTTTCTGTAGTAAAGGCAACGGCTGTAGCAATATCCTCAATAGCCTTAGCGGCATCGCTGGCCTCTGTACCGCCACCGATACGAGCAAAGGCGTTTACTAAGCCGCCGCCAATAATCTCCGATGCGTTACCTGTAGCGATAGCCAAAGTATCCATACGGTATTGCGTAGTTTGTAGATAATCATCAGCTGCACCGGCAGATCGAGTAAGGATTACGCCTAGCACCTCAGCAAATGACTTAGAACTTATCTCAGCTGTAGTTAGCCCTGTGTTGTATTTCTTTAAGCCTTTAGTAATACCAACATAACCACGAGCAAGGTCTGTGGATACCGTGGCCAAGTCAATACCAGATGCGCGGCTAATTGTTATGGCGTTATTTAGTAATTCTTGTGACTTTGTAAGCGATCCCGTAGTGGTCAATAGCCCCTGAAAGGCTGGCCTCAAAATATCATCGGCAATAGCGGCTGATCGTTCTAGCTCTGCGATGTATTTAGAGATGGCAGGGTTAGCAAAGCCAATGCCTAAATTTTCTACTGCGCGAGTTAATCGAACGGCCGCCGCTTCATCTTGAGCAAAGGCTTTAACGGCTTGCTTGCTAAAATTAACTACCGCAGCTGTACCAAAGGCTAAACCTAAAGCCCCACCTAATTTTTTAACGCTTTTAGTCAGTTTTTGAGTAGCTGTATCAGCTTCTTTAAATGCTTTTCTGCCTACAAATTCAGCAACTAAATCTACTCTTACCGATGCTTCTTGTGCCATTAGTTGCGCCCCACAGCTTCATAAAATTTATCGCGTGAGTTTTCTATTGCTTTAATAACAGCCGCATTAGTCTTGCCTTTATCCTCTGACCATGCACGAAAGATTGCGCGGCCTTTCATCTTGCGATCGCCAGTTAATGAACCTGGTAAACGTGGGCTAAAGTTGCCGCCCGGGGTTTTTCGCCCAGCAGTTTCATAAATTGCACCAGACATGGATGCATTTTGAATACGAGCTAATGATCTAAAACCTTCGCGATTGGCCTTGCTTGGCGTTGTTTTGTAACCTACGCCTTTTTTGGCCGCACGGCCGTTCCAGTACCATCTAGCATCAGGCGATACCTTGCCCCATCCTGATAGCGGTGCTTCGGATGGAATAAAGCCACGAGCCTTAGCTGTAATAGGTTTAAGCAATACAGCCATTTCTCTTTGCGTATCTTTAGCTAAATCTGGCGTAAATTTTCTAAGGGCTTTGCGAAGTTCAATGCCGCCTTTTACCTGTACTGGCATCTCGCATCTCCTTATTCCGGTCTTTCATCGCCTGCAATAAAGTCTTAAACATCCTGCTATCTAGTGCTAGTAAATCGTTGGGCGCGATACCCGTTTCCAAACTGATCCGTGCGATCAAGTAAGTAAACGAGTCACGCCCTATAGTTCCGGGTCATCATCCAGAACCTCAACCTTTTTAAGTGTTGCTAAGAACGGTGCACCGAACATTGGCACGGTTTCGCCTGCAGCTCTTAAACACTCCCACGCCAACCAATAAACATCTGACTGCTTCTCGTCATCTCTAAAGGCTTTATGAAAACCTTTTTTAGCATATAACTCAAACGCGTATTCGATCGATGGTGTTATCTGGTGATCAGATATTGAACCATCAGCCTTTGTGATCTTTAACTTAGCCATCTGTTAGCCCCTATTCTTTTTATCAGGAAGTGGTAATTACGATTGGTGAATTACAAGTAAATGTAATTGATTGTGTAGCGATGTCTGCCACTGCGCCGTTAATATCGGTTGTGTTATTAACTAGGATTGTTGTGCTGTATAGCGGGTTAGTAGCTGATACTGCTGCGCTTGTCTGCTTTAGCGTAATAGGTACTGTTGTACCCCATGCAGCTTGAAGTGTTGCGTTTACGTTTGCTGCAGCTGTATCGCTTAGGAAATCTAAAGTAATTGTGCTGGCCTCTAGACCCTTAACGAACTTATGAGCTGTATCGCCCATAGCAGTTACTTCAAGTTCATCAAATACGCGGTTAATTGTTGCGCTTGTAACGTGATCTGAAAGAACTACTGAGTTCAGCGTTACTACAACGGTATTGCTTAAATATACGGCCATTTAGTTATTCCTCTGTTTTCTCGGTTGCAGGTGCTTTAGGTTTTGTATCTTTTACTGGTGCTGCTTCGATCTGCCCAATTTTGATTAAAAAGGCAATATCCTCATCTGTGTATGACATGGTTTTAACTCCAGCTCGTTAGTATGGATATATTAAATTCGGCGGTTAATAGATCGCCGCTATCAGCATTTAATACACCGGGCGCGCTAACGCTAGTTATATTAAATACAAGATTGGATGCAGCTAGTTTTGTATAGGCTGCAACGATAAAATCCTCGATGCCCTGCAGGTTGCCCTGGTTATCGAACATTGGCACAGTTAGCAGAATCTTAAAATTAGCCATAGGCGAGATAGTTATATAACTATTATTGCTAGGCGTTAGGTATGGATCGGCTGGGATTACTACGCAGCTGTTAGCCAGGATGGTTGCAGGTGGGTAAGCGAATACCGACCATACGCCGTTATTGGTTAAAGCCGTTGCGATGGTGCTACGCAGGGTTGTAATAGCCGCCGTAGGCATTTATCCCACCATGCTATTCGGTGAGATGTACGGGGCTAGTAAGCCTCTTATTTTGCCTATCATGCTGTTGCCCATGCGGTAAGGGCTAGGGCTAAAGCCATCGAGTCCTACGCCGCCTGTCTGAGATACCTGGCGCGCTTGCCATATATCTACGGCCAAGATCATGGCACTTTGGCGAACGCTTGCCGTATTGACGTAGGTAGCAGTCTTTGTATCCTCGCCTGTAGCTGTGCCTGATGGCACTACGCGCCTAAAATTTTGATCGGCTGCAGTCTTAGCAAACTGAATAAAACTATAACCCTGTGGCTGTTGGTAATAATTTAACTGCATATTAAATGCTGGCAATAAATTTGTAGTGCCTGTGCTAAATGGCAACGTGGCAGTAATTGTGTAAGTGCCGTTAAATGTAGAGCCAGCCCCGGCGATAGTCACCGATTCTCCAACGGTAAATA